TCAAAAGGCATATCATCAGACATAGTGGCTTCTTCACTATTGCCCATCTGTCCCATAGACTCCATCTTTCGTAAGCCTATCTTAGCTTCTTGTCGCAGTGCCATCATTTTATCTAGGCCATGATAGCGTACTACATCAGCAGGAAAAACAAATTCACCTTCACTTACGTTAGCGGGTATGTCATCACGAACACCTTCTTTAGTGCCGCCAATAGGTACACGATTGCCTGACACTTCGTCAATCTCGCCACCCTCATCGTTTAATCCACCTAGTGCAAAGTTCATTTGGTTCTCCATTGGTACTAATCCACCTTCCTTAAAAGTAGCAGGCTTTGCTCCTTCAGGCATATTATCTATACGTAGTTTACGTAATTTATTTATACGCTCTGCTTTTAGGGCAGAAGTAGTTAATTTTGGTACTTTTGCTAATACTAATGCTCCTATTTGTACAACAGCATCTGCATTAAATACAGGCATCATTGTTTCTTTATCATAAAAGAAACTATGTCTTTCAGGATTAAATCCTACTTGAATCCACTCAGGATCATTAATATATTTTTCAGCTAAAGCAAATGCATCTTTATCAGAAAAATCTTGCCATTCACCTTTCATAGTTGCAAAGGGGGTTTTAGTTTGTGTAAATTCTTGAGGTACTCTTTCGCCTGTTTCTTTATCTAAAACTTTTTTAGTTTTCTTTGCTTCAGTAGCAATATCAAGGGCTAATTTTTTAGCTCCTTTATTAGTCATATCAAAATTTACATTTTTTAAAACGGCTGTTCTTCCGTACAATTTACCTTTTTCTTTATCTACAATACTTGTTACCCAAATATCATGTTCATTATATGCAGGTATATCTAAACGAGAACTTACTACATTGCCTTTTTCTAAGCTACTATTTAGTCCTAAAATTCCACTATCTGATTTATCTTTAGTTAATGCGCCTACAACTTGTTTAAAATTAGGCATCATTATTTTTAAGTCTTCAGGCGTAAAAGATGTAGCGGGTTGGTTTTCTCTAATATATTTTCTATACTCAGGACCAGACATAATACCTGCCTGTAAATCTTGAGCTTGTTCTGAAAACTTTCTTTGTTTTCTACGTTTACTTTCTTTTTTAGGTACTTTATTTTCTTTTTTCCAATTATCTATAGCTTCTTTATTGCCTAACATTTCTGTAGCTTCGTCTGTTAAATCATCTATTATTGTAGGCATTTTAATTGGTGTATCTTTAACTACATCAGGCAAATCTAAAGACATTTGTTTATTAATATCTTTAGCTTTATCAGCAGCTTTTATAACTGTTTTGCCAAGTTTAGTTAATAGACCCATTTTGTAGTACCTCTTCCCTAAGTAAAAGTAATCTGCGTAGGGCATGTATAGCCCCTTGCGCCCTATAGACAATAACACTTTCGTCTGTTTGCTCCATAGACCGTTGTTGTTGCTTAATTAAATCCTCAACATAGTTATTGAATTGGTCCCATTCCTGCTGGTTGACCACCAGCGGCTTGAGGTTGTTGAGTAGGTTGTTGTTCATTTCCAGTAAATCCTTGTTGTCCCGGTGCTGGTACTCCACCTGTACCTATCGTTGCTCCACCTGACCCCGATGGGTCCATAGGCGGTTGTCCTCCTTGAGGCTGTGGGGGCTGCTCCTGTTGAAAGCCCTTCATCATTTCTGCTTGTAGTGCAGCTTCATTCATATTGTTTGTTACTTTATCTGGGTCAAGATCAAGAGACTTTGCAATCTCCCTAATAATATAATCAAACTTAGTAAAGGGTGCTAGTGATGGTGCTGCTGCAATCTGCATAAACTGTGTAAGTCGTTGACTACGTACTTCATTAGCCATAAGACTTTCAGTGCCACGTGCCTTAACTTCCAAGTCACCCTTAATGTCAGGGTCAAAGTCAAACTGCATGTTAAACCTAAACAAACCCTCACCTAATGGACGCAGTAGGTAGTCATCAATGTTCTTAACTACAGACTTAATACTTCCCTGTGCCGCACCCATAAGCATACTAATGCCTGATGCAGTACGACCTACACCTGTAACACCTGTCTGACCATGAGCAAAGCTAGGAAAGCCTGTGCTTTCATCAGCAAGTACACGTGCCTTATCAAACAGTTGCAAGTTCTCACCTGACACGTTAGGAAACTTAGTACCAAAGATAGCCTGTCCCGGTGCGCCACCTTGACGCCTAAAGACTTTGCCGGGATACAGTGACAAGTCTTGACCGGGAACTAGGTTCGTTTCATCAATCTCTATAAGTAAGTTACCCGACAGTACAGCATTGTCCACAGCCATACGCATAAACCCATTCATTAAGGTCTGTGTGTCATCCATGTTTTCAGCTATACCTACACCAAAGAAGCTATAGGGATTGAGTTCATACGGGGCAGCATGATACGGTATACGGGCAGGTTTAAATGGATTGATTACCATACGTAGTAGTTTGCCATTACATACCCAAACATTAGCCTGTAGTTCATCTACGTCACTAAGCTCAGAAGGAATGTCTACGCCCTGTTCTTCTAAGAAATCTACATCTACCATGCCCCAGTACTCTAGTACCTCATAGCGTTCTACGCCATATTCAGGTGCATAGTCAGACAGATCGTCTTCCCAAAATTCTTTATTATAGTTTTCCCCAAGTTTAATTGCATCGTCAATTACATTGTCCCTAAAGAAAGGACGCCTCTTGAGTTGACGTAATTGTGACCGTGACATTTTGTGACGTTCAATTACATACTGTGCCTCATCCATATTGTTTGCGTCTGGATCAGGATAAAAGTTCCACACAGATACATGAGATACCTGTGGTACTGTTTTAATTGTAGGGCTGTAAGTGCCTTCTTCATCCCAGTGAGGGTACTCTTTGTCTACAGCAAATGGACCCTTCATAACACCAGTGCCAAACAAAGCCATTTCAAATGCAGTATTACGTAGGTGCTTACTTGCATTAGACTCTTCTAGTTGGTCTTGTATTTTCTTCTGCATCTTCTTTGCAGCTACCATAGCTGGACTAAAGGTAATAGCGGTTGGGGTCATGCCTGTGCCATTACGTAGGCCACTAATATCTTTTAACTTATCAGTAAGTGGGCCAAGCATTTCACCAAGTGTTTTACTTGTTGCACCTTTATTAAGTTCTTTACCGTCACCCTTAAAGCCATAGGGACTTACTTGCTCATCTACTTCTGACTCTTTAATCTGATCAGGTTCTTTAGGATCAAAGTTTACATCAGACACTACCCCTTCAGGTAGTTCAGTAGGATCAACAGTAAGTGGGAATTTATTATTAGCAAACATGATAGACTCAAGCTGCTGATAGGCTGCAAGGGTTTTAGTTTTAGTTACTTTAATAAATACCCTTGACTTTTCAGCTTCAGTAAATTGTACATCAGGGCCATAGATACCACGGTAGTTTCTGTATGCAGAAAGCCAACGCTGTTCGTCTTGATTGCGGTACTCTTCTGCACGTTTAAAACGCCCCTCAATGTAAGGAATAATATTATTGGTTTGATAATCGTCTATTGAAGATTGCTCACTGTCCTCTAGTACAATTGATTCGTCTTCAATGAATGTATTTTCTTCTTCCATTTATATTTCCTTAATATCCAAAAGTTGAGTCTGCCATAGGCATACTGTTAGCTGGTACACCCCTACTGTCAAAGTCCCATACACTAAAGCGTGGTCGAGACATTATACCATAACGTAATGCATCATACAAGTGATCTTCCGCATGTGTGTCCACATCTTCTGGATTCTTTTTATCCAAAGGAATAGCAGGTAGTTGTGAGATAGTTTCAGTACAGGTATTAAAAAACACCATCCTAGATTCTTCAGTAAACTCATCTACCTGTAGGCGTCTGTGTATTTCGTTCTTACCTGCCACACGTGAGCCTTTGCTTCTATCTGATGGACGCCAGCGACAGCCCCTCATAATCATCTGCTCTGCTAGGCTAGGGCCAGTGTCACCACGCTTATGCCACAAGGAAGAGTCAAGTACACCATAACGCATGTTACCATCACCAGCCTCTAATTCAAGCACCATGTCAGCTAAGTCTACCGCAAGAACTTTAGATACATACAATTCTCTGTACACTACCAACTGCTCATCAGGACTAACTGCAAACCATAGGACTCCTGTGTAACTTCCGTAACCGTAATCGCAAGCTCTAAACTTAACCCAGTTATTAGGAATTTCAAAAGGATCAATGACATGTAGGTTTCTGTCAAACTCTGTAAAGGCTGCGCCTTCTTTAATGTCCCAATCACCATCTAGTAATTGTCTACGTTGTTGCTCTGGCAGTGACAAAAGCATTGCTTCATAGTCACCCTGTTGAGATAGGTACGGGTTATCTTTTAGTCTTGCAGGTATAAACCTACGTTTAAACAATGGTCTACCTGCTCTAGCATGTCCTGCAGGGTACTTTAGTTGCTCACCTGTATCAATGTCTGTAGCTATAAAAGGCTTACCTGCAGGTGCAGGATCAATAAACATTTTCTTTACCCAGTGATGGCCTCTGCCGCCGGGGTTTGTGGTTGCCCTCATTGAAAGAGGTAACTCAGGGTCTGCTGTACGTAATCGTGATCTCATATAATTCCAAGCAAAAGGTGTAGCCCATTGGGTAAGTTCGTCAAAACCAATCCAACTAAATGCCAATCCTTGATACTTAGTAACATCCTGATCCTTATCTAAATAACTCATCCAAAGTGTAGCACCTGATGGTGCAGTCCACTGCATCTTACGCTCTGACCATTTAATTCCCGGCCAAATCTTAGGATACATTTCTTGTGATTTACTAATAAGTTCTCTTAGTTCTTCTGTTGTGTGACGCAGTAGTAGGCCACTAAAGTTGGAATTACCCATATACCGCAAAGGATCAGCAAGCATAGCGTAAGACTTACCACCACCAGCACTGCCTCCGTACAGGACTTCTCTTTCTCCTGATGCAAGAAAGTTTGTTTGTGGTCCCTCATTAGGCTTAAAGATAATGTTGTGATTTTCTTCAACCTCTTTAATATACTCTTGTTCAATTATATTAGACTGCGGTATTTGATTCTTCACTATCTTTTTTGCAGTCGAGCCTTTTGTTTTCGATGGCTTCCGCTTTGGAGAGCGCCGCTTTTGCATATTCTGCCCATCTGCGTAGGCTTGTAGCTTGTTGTTTTCTACTTCTTTCATTCTTTACCCGTTTCATTAACCCTACATGAGATATACTTCTACCTGTATGTGCGCTTAACCAATTAGCAACTTCTCTGTATGAGTATTGCTTTAAGTACTTTTTAGCTAGTACCAACTTATTGAGTTCGTCAGGTATAGGTTTTAATATGTTTATATCATCAGGATCAACTATATACCCAAAAGGTATTGTACGTGATATTTTAGGAATGTCAACCCACTCATTGTCTATTTGTACGTCAGTGGGTTGAGGAAGTTTCCATTTGCCTAAAGGTCTAGTCATCACACATGCAGTTGTCTGTGCTTTCTCCACAAGAACACATTTCTTTATTCTTAGCTGGCATCAACATGACACCACCCTTTGCTTCTACTTGGAGCTTTTCTGTTTTAACCAATCCAGTACGGTCCAGTAGTTCCTTTGCAGCCGCAACTTTATCTCTAAGGCCCAGTTCTGTGGGGTCATAAAGACCACCGACAATAGCCATTGCAGCTTTTGGTGCATTCCTTGCCATATAATTTTGAGTTGCGTCAAGTATTTCTTCCTTCATGCTTTTAACTACATCAGTAGTGCTGTAGGTTTCTGAATACCCTGCTAGTTTCTTAGCAAGTATTACGTCACCACCTGCACCGTCAAACAGTACATTAAGAAATGCTTGTTGTTTATCTGTGAGGTTACGTGCCATTAATAAAACATCCCACCCTTACGATA